AATGTTTAACTGAAGCTGTATACTTTGAGGCTAGAAGTGAACCATTCGTAGGACAACTAGCTGTAGCTAATGTTATTATGGAAAGAGTAAGGGACCATAGGTTTCCACCTACGGTCTGTGAAGTAGTCCATGATGGTCGATATTGGGAGGGTGTACCTGTTAGAAACAGGTGCGCCTTTTCTTATTGGTGCGATGGTAAACTAGAAATTATGGAGGATAAACAAGCACTTAAGATAGCATTAAGTGTAGCTAAAATGGCTATTGATAATGTAGTATATGAAGAGATACAGGGAGCTACCTTTTATCATGCGTCTTATGTTAATCCCTATTGGATAAATAAACTACAGTTTATAACGAGAATAGGTAAACACTTATTCTATTTTTATAGTGGAGATTAATATAAAGTATTATGTATATAAAAAAACTATGTAATAAAAGATTATTCTATATGAAACTGGAGAATGAATTTGCAAAGAAGAGAAGAGTAATAGAAAAAGAAATAGTATTATATTATGTAACGAAAAAGGAAAAGGATTATGCCCAGTTACGATTGGATAAAACAACGTGAAGAAGTTATAGAATTAGAAAATAAATTAAAGATAATGGAAAGGAATATAAAAGAACTTCAGGAACAATTACAAGCAGCGTATAAAAGAATAGGTGAATTAACTTATAAAAGGGACATGGAGTTATGAGTAATAAAAATCTATGGGAAAGAGATAGAGAATCTTTATTCAGGGAATTAACATCAGATTATTTAAATGAGGGCTACTCTAAAAAGGAGGCGAAGAGGTTAGCTAAACAGGAGACTAATGAGATAATGACCGATGGCCTAGACTTCATAGATGACGTTGTCAAAAAGACCTATGATGGAAGGTAACTGTTACTAGTGTTAGTAGTACTTACGTACTAACACGTAGTAACTGTTAGGGCTTGACAATCGGGATCGATTGGAGTATCCTGACACTAACGTTGAGGAGCTAATATGGATGACAACAAAGTAGTACGTGACCGCTTGCCGCACGAGGACTGTGGGGCAGAGATGGCTAGAGTTCTGTATGAGGACGGCCATTGGTATTGTTTTAAATGTGATACGTATGGTAAAGAGAAAGGAGAAGACTTTATGAACCATCAACCAACGGCACCAATTCAAGGTGTAATTAATAATGTTCTCTCTCAAGGAGAGAGTAGAGCATTAACAGATCGTAACATTTCGGTGAACACCGCAAAGAAATATGGTGTTACCGCCAAATTAAATAAACATTTCTATCCCTACTTTGATAAGGATAGTTGTCATGTAGCCAATAAGGTACGGCAAAATAATCCTAAGAATTTCTTTACCGAAGGTAACCTTAGTGCAGGACAATTGTTTGGACAGCATTTATTTCCACCATCTAGTGCGAAATATATTACAGTATGTGAAGGAGAGATAGATGCTATGTCTGTGTTTGAGTTATCTGGCTCAAAGTATCCTTGTGTTTCTATCAAATCTGGTGCAGCTAGTGCTGTACGTGATTGTAAGACCAACCTTGAATACCTTAACTCTTTTGATAATATTATCCTATGTTTTGATAATGATGATGCTGGACGTAAAGCAAGTGCTGGTGTAGCGGAATTATTTGAACCACAGAAAGCTAAGATTGTTAAGCTAGATTTTAAAGATGCCAACGAGTATCTAAAGATAGGTAAACGTGAGGATTTTACAAGAGCTTGGTGGTCCGCTGCACCCTATACCCCTGCCGGTATCATAAACCTACGTGATATAGGATCACAGTTATATGAAGAAGACTTTTGTGATACTTGCCTTTACCCTTGGGAAGGGCTTAATGAAAAGCTTTATGGTATGCGTACTGGTGAACTGGTCTGCTTTACCAGTGGTTCTGGTATGGGTAAATCTAGTATCATCAGAGAACTGATGCACCATATCCTTAAAACTACAAAGGATAACATAGGTATCCTTGCACTGGAAGAGAACGTAAAGAACACGGCCTTTAATATTATGTCAGTAGAAGCTAATGCTAGATTATATATTAAAGAAATACGTGAACAGTTTAACCGTGAGCAATTGAACCAGTGGGAGAAGGATACTCTAGGTACTGGTAGGCTATTTGCTTTCGATCATTTTGGCTCTGTATCTAATGATGAAATATTAGGGCGTATTAGGTACATGGCTAGAGCATTGGACTGTAAGTGGATCATGTTAGATCACCTATCTATTCTAGTGTCTGGTCAAGAGGACTTTGGTGATGAGCGTAAGTCTATTGATGTTCTTATGACCAAGCTACGCTCTCTCGTAGAAGAAACAGGCATAGGGCTACTCTTAGTGTCTCACTTACGTAGGCGTGGAGGTGATAAAGGCTTTGAAGAAGGCAAAGAAGTGACGCTCTCTCATCTGAGGGGGTCAGCTAGTATAGGTCACCTATCTGATTCAGTGATAGCCTTAGAAAGAAACCAACAGAGTGAGGACGAGACTGAAGCTAATACAACTACGATTAGGATACTCAAGAATAGGTATACAGGTGACACAGGAATAGCAGCCCACCTATACTATGATAAAGATACAGGACGTATGACTTCTATTGATAATCCTTTCGATACTGAACGTGAACACACAGAAGAAGGGGATCTCAATGACATACCCTTTTAAATCTAAGCGTAAACGCTTTGATCCTATCGCCTATAAACAAGCAGATAGTAAAGCTAAAGAATGTATAACCAACTATCTAATATCATTAGGTCATACAGTTTTTGACACAGAAGAAAACTTTGGGGTGGATTTAATGTCCACCCTAGAGAATACAGCATACAACCATGAGGTTGAAATGAAACATATGTGGGAGGGTGATTGGCCTACGGCTTGGAAGGATATAAACATCCCCTTTAGAAAGAACAGGTTAATAGTTCAAGTCTTTGATAACGATTCCTTTGCTAACTTCTACTTCTATATTATTAGGGGAGACTGTGAGGTAGCATGGAGAATGGATGCTAATGTTGTTAAGGCCTCACCTGTGATTGAAGTTCCTAACCGTGCTGTAAAAGAAGGAGAATACTTCTTTAAAGTACCAGTAGATAAGGCTGAACTTATAGAGTTGGTAGAATAGTTATGCCTTATTCTTCTAAAGAAAGGAAAAAAGAATATGCCAAAGAATATTATGAAAAAAATAGGGAGAGGTGTAAAAAATACGAGAGAGAAATAGGTACTCCAAAAAGAAAAAAACGTAGGCGAGAATTAAAATCTTACTTAGTAAAATATAAAGGGGGAAAATGTGAGCATTGTAATGTTTCATATCCTTATAATGGAGTGTATGATTTTCACCATCCTGATCCGAATAAAAAAGATTTTGAAATTAGTCTTGCATTAGATGGGAAGATAGCTTCCTTACGCCCTCGTGAAAACTTATTAAAAGAAATAGATAGATGTTTAATGCTCTGTGCTAATTGTCACCGCATAGAACATGCTAAACTTAGAGGAGATTTAGATGATTCCTGATAAGGATAAAGGATATGTTTTGTAATGGTAGGCATTTGCGCTTCAAGAAAAGGAGATATAACGGAAATAAAAGCACTATCTTATTTATTAGATAACGGGTTTGAAGTATTTAGGAATGAATCTTCTACTGGTCCTGTAGATATAGTTGCATTAGATATTGTGAATAACAAGGTTATTTTAATTGACGTTAAAACTATATCTCCAGCTAAATCTACAGGAATAATTCCTATTCCAAACAAAACTGAAATTCAACAAAAATTAGATGTTCAATTTTTAATTTATGATAAAAATACTAATACGTTTACATGGGAAGAAGGAGAATGGGTCTATGACAATGAGCAAGGGAGTTGTACTTGACATAGAGACTGATGCTCTTAATGCTACACAGATACACTGTATGGTAGCCAGAGATGTTAAGACTGATGAGGTCACAGAGTTTATACAAGAAGAATGTTACACTAAGTTTCCTCAGTGGTCTAAGACTATAGATAAATTCTATATGCATAATGGTATATCGTTTGATGGAAGGATTATTAATAAACTAACTGACGCTGATCTCCCAATGGATAATAT